CCTATACCCCCTCTCCCCACCCAACCCAATTTTATGAGTGTCAAGCAAATTAAACGGAAGAAATCCCCTTCACTAGGAATGGGTTCGCATATCCCTGCATGGAAGCAGCGTAAGCTCCTGGAGGAGGCACAACAATTGGCCAACTTCCCTAAGATGATGTTGGGGCTTCGCGATGTGTACCCTTGGCAGGAGAAGGTGCTTGGAGCGTTAAACGAGAAGCATTCCAAGGTGGCGTTGAAGGCCGCGAATGGTTCTGGCAAGACGAGTATGGTGGCCGCGTCAGCCGTTGTTTGGCATATGCTCCGCTGGCCGGGGAGCCTTGTGGTATGTACGGCGGGCGTGTACCGGCAGGTGGCTGATGCTCTGTGGCCGCACCTGCGAAAGATGATCAATGGATTGGGTGGCGAGGAGAATGGGTTCTCGATCAAGGATGGCGAGATCCGGTATGTGTACCCGAAGAAAGTGGATGGTCAGGAGCTGGTGAGTAGGTGCATAGGGTTCAGCGCGAGCAACCCGGAGAAGGCGGAGGGCTGGCATGTGCAGGGTCCGAGCAATGATTTGCTGTATATTGTGGATGAGGCGAAGGCGGTACCGGACGGGATCTTCCAGTCGATGGAGCGGTGCCAGCCAACGCGGACATTGCTGATGAGTAGCCCCGGTGGGAGCAGCGGGTATTTCTACGATGTATTCCGGCGGAATGATGGGAAGTGGAATACCTTTACGGTGACGGCGTTTGATTGCCCGCATATCCGGAAGGAGTGGATTGACGATCAGTTCGCGAGATGGGGCGAGGGGCATCCGCTTGTGCGGTCGATGATCTATGCGGAGTTCATGGAGGACGATGGGAGTTTGACGGCGGTGAAGACGATCGATTGGCAGAGGGTGGTTAGTGGCCCACCTAAGGAGGATAGCGAGGGTCAGCCGTTGACCGCGGGCTGTGACTTCTCGGCCGGCGGCGATGAGAGTGTGCTGGTTATACGCCAGGGCAATACGGTTAAGGGGCTGGTGCGGTGGCGGGACAAGGACACGATGGCCAGTGTGGGTAGGTTCATAGCGGAGTTCAGGAAGTGGAATCTGAAGGCGGCGGATATCTATGCGGATGTGGGCGGCATGGGTGTTGTGATGTGTGATGCGCTGCGGTCTGAGGGATGGGATGTGCGGCGGGTGAACTTCGGGGAGCGGGCCATTCGGGATGATCAGTTCGTGAATCGGGCGGCTGAGATGTGGATTGAGTTCGGGCGGATGGTGGAGGAAGCGAAGGTGAATCTGGGGCCTGTGGGAACGGACGAGATTCTGTTGCAGCAGTTCGTGAGCAGGAAGGTGAGGACCAATGGTAAGGGGAAGTTGACGCTGGAGGGCAAAGACGAACTCCGTTCCCGCGGGGTGAATAGTCCGGATCGGGCGGATGCTATGGTACTGGCGTTTTGCGGTGGTGGCGGGAAGCGGATGGATGAGTACCTGAAAGCGTTGGGCGAGGATGGAAGGAGCTTGCTTGAGAGGATGGAGGATGAGATAGGTCCGGTGGAGGAAACTGGGTCTTCGCTTGCTGGATGCGAGGTTGGGGGGTAGGAAGAGGGGTATACATTTATGATGAGCGACAAACAGCGGAATTCGTTGCAGGGCCAGATTGTTGAGGCTGTTGCACAGCGAAGCCCGTGGGAGATAAGGCAGACGCGGTGGTATGAGTTACGCCATCATGGGTTGCGACGTACCAATAAGCCCTGGCCCAAGGCCGCGGATCTGCATTGGCCGCTCATTGATACGGCGATCGAGAAGCTCAAGCCGCTGTTCCTCCAGCAGGCGTTAGGCATGGATGTTGTGGCCAGCTTTGTTCCGATGCGCCAGCAGTTGAATGCGTACACGAAGGTGGCGGAGGACTGGTTCAACTATAAGATCCGGGACAAGACCAATTTTACGGATGAGGTGTTGAGCTGGGTGGATTACACGCTGATGAGCGGGCGCGGGGTGATGAAGTGCTTCTGGAACCCGGGTGATAAGCGGGTGGGGTTCGAGGCGATTGACCCGATGTATTTCATTGTGCCGGCATACACCGTGGATTTGCAGGATGCAGATTGGGCGGTGCATGTGATGCCGATGAGTGTGGGAGCGTACAAGCGGATGGCTGGGCAGTTCGGGTGGAAGAACGATTCCAAGACGATCGAGAAGATTCGGGGCAATCCGCAGCAGGACGATAATGTCCCAGGGGCAGCGACCGAGGAAGACGCAAAGCAACTTCGCGAGGGTATCACTTACACGAGCAATACCGATGGGGTGATTGTGTGGGAGGTGTACAAGAAGCGGGATGACGGGGTATGGGAGGTTTATCTGTACAGCCCAGCGGCAGTGGATACGGATCTGCGAGATCCGATGGAGTTGCCATATGATCATGGCCAACTTCCCTTCGTGGACTTCCCGTATGAGATCAAGGACAAGGGATGGTTCAGCCCGCGGGGCGTGTGCGAGATCCTGGCTCCGTTTGAGCTATCCATGACCTCGATGTGGAACCACAAGCATGACGCGATGACGCTGTATAATCGCCCGCTATTTCGGGCGGAGCGGGAGCTGCCGAACAGCATCAACCTGCGGTTCTCGCCCGGTCAGATTTTGCCGTATGGCGTGGCCCCGGTCCAGATGCCGCAACCTCCGGTGAGTTTCGATCAGGAGCTAAACCAGACTCGGGCGGTCGCGGAGAACCGGATCGGCAGCCCGGATTACGCGATGGGCAGTGCGATGGGCGGGGGCAGCGACCGGCGGACGGCGACCGAGATCCAGAGCATCAACGCTCAGGCGATGCAGAGTGGGGATCTGCGGGCGCGACTCTTCCGTATGGCGTTGGCCAAGATGTACCGGCAGGCGTGGGGCCTGTATGTGCAGTATGATTCCAAGAGTTTGCGGTATCGATTCGCCGAGGACTCGCTGGATGCGGATCCGGTGGCTCTTCACGATCAGTACGAGCTGGAGCCGAAGGGCGGTATGGACATGGTCAGCCGGCAGATGATGGTGCAGCAGGCCATAAACCGTAAGCAACTCTTCCAGAACTCGCCTTGGGTGGATCAGGTGGAGCTGGATAAGAGCATCATGGAGCTGGATGACCCCTCGATGATCAAGCGATTGATACGGGATCCAGGTCAGAAATCACAGGACGAGCTGGAGGACGAGACCAAGACGATTCCGACTCTCTTGATCGGCATCCCGGTGCCGGCTAAACCGGGTCAGAACTTCGCGGGCCGCATTGGGGTGCTGATGCAGTACCTGAATGGGGCTATTCAGCAGGGCCAGCAGTTCAGTCCGGCTTCCAAGAATGCGTTTATGGTGCGGATCGACAGCCTGTTGCAGGGGTACGAGCAGGTAGCGACCAATGAAGCGCGGAAATTGCGGGCTGAGATCCAGAAGTTCCTGACCAGCAGCGGTTTGTTGCAGCAGCAGCCCCAAATGCCGATGCCGCCCGCCGCACCAGAACCGCAGATGGTTCAATAAGCTATGACCTGTAAAGACTGCCGATTTCGAGCCTCCGACAAGACCTGCCGGCGGTTTCCGCCCACCAGTAGGCCAACTTGCTGGCCCACTGTGCTGGATTTTGATTGGTGCGGAGAATTCTACGCTATGACTGCTATTATTGTGGAGCCTCAGCCCGTTTTGACCTCGATTCCGGTGCAATCCCAGCCCCAAGCTCCGTTAATGGAGCAGCTTGAGGAGGGTGTGGCACCTAAGATCAGGTTCCAGAAGGTCAAAAGGCAGGAGAACATCAAGGAGTTGCAGGATTCACCGCTATTCCAATCTTGATATGGCCGAGTACCAAGGAAAGAAAGTCTCGTTAGGCAAACCCTTCTACACACCGGGCGAGTCTAAGAAGAAAGCGGTGTACGTCCGCAATCCGAAGGGCACTGTGATCAAGGTTCGCTTCGGTGATCCCAATATGGAGATTAAGAAGGACGATCCGGAGCGGCGGAAGAGCTTCCGAGCGAGGCACAATTGCGATACGGCGAAAGATCCTACGAAACCTAGAACTTGGTCCTGCAAAGCCTGGTAATATGAAAACCAAATACAAGAAACTCGTCAGCAAACTCGAAAAGCAAGGAGCCGATGACCCCAGGGCGTTGGCCGCTCACATTGGTCGCAAGAAACTTGGAGCCGCAGAGTTCATGCGCCGCGCCGCAGCCGGTCGCAAGAAGGCTAAGTGATGATCTCACTCATTTCACGAGTCCGCGCCGCATGGGCATTTGGCCGGCATCAATGCTGGGTCGATGCGCTTCCTTGGAACAGGGATGACGCGACCACTCTCAACAACTTTTTCAAGAGCGAGACCGGAAAAAAGTTCAAGGACGCTCTCCTGAACACTGTTCTTATGCAGAACGCTTCTGCCATTACGGACAGAAACCATTTGCAATACTCCTCAGGATTTGCAATGGGTCAGGCCAGTCTTGTGAAGGTCATCGAGATGATGGCCGACCGAGAATCAATTACGGGACAGGAAGATGATCCGGATTCTGTCACGAATACATAGGATCAAAGTTGCGGTTGCTGCGTCTGTGCGGACCAGCAAACGAATACAAGCACAATATGTCAGATGAAACAATGAGTGCCGATGCGATGCTCGCTTTGGCCAATGATCACGATGCTGGTGTCGATATCGACAGCCAACCACGGGAGCAG